CGCTGGTCCCTGTTGTTGCGGCCAGCTCCCGCCCGGTGGCGGAGGCCATACGATCGCCAGTGGCATCAGTTCCTGCAACTTCCCGTAACCGGGAGCCTGTTGCCTCCGGATTTGGCGGTGAAATTCATGTTCATCTGCATAACGTTGTTACGCAGAATCCCCGCGAACTGGCGAAACTGGTCGGTGAAATGGTCAGGGCAGAGGTGGAACGGCGCGCCCGTGCCGGACGTGGCAGTTTTTACGATAAAGATTGAGGAGTCATGATCATGATGATGATCTACGGCATGTTTGTTTTTGAGCTGCGCACACTGCCGCATCAGCAGTTACAGCAAAACAAAAGCTGGCGGCATGTGAAAAATGAGCGCGTAAACCGCTCAGCAAGCTGGCAGTATATCGGTGCAGGTGATGATCGCATCGTGCTTTCTGGCGTGCTTTATCCTGAAATTACAGGTGGCGAAGTGTCGCTTTCGCTGCTGACCACGCAGGCATATACAGGACGCCCCTGGCCTCTGATTGATGGTGTCGGGCAGATTTACGGCATGTATGTACTGACTGAAACGAATACGACCCGCTCCGAGTTTGATCGCTACGGTAAGGCGAAAAAGATAGAATTTTCACTGACTCTTGAACGCTGTGATGAGGATTTGCGGGAGCGCCTGCAATCCTCATCGTTCAGTGATATGCTGTCCGGCTTCAAAGATAAGGTCACATCATCCCTTAACAGCGCGGCCAGCTCCGTTAAAGGGCTGTTTTGATTAACGCAAAACCGCTAATGGTCAGATTAGCGGTTTTCATTTTCCTGAGTCTGCCTGGTTGTTTCTTCAGCCTGTATATCGCCTACAGGGTGATAACGATAAATCGTCGATATGCCGATGTCGTAAATGATCGCCAGTTGTTTCCTGTCATGACCGTTTTTAATCAGCCTCGCTATTTGCTCGTGTTGTTCTTTTGTCAACTTCGGGCGACGTCCGCCAATGCGTCCTTGTGCGCGTGCTGCTGCCAGCCCGGCCAGTGTACGCTCTACAATTAATTCACGTTCCATTTCGGCTAAAGCTCCCATGACGTGAAAAAAGAAACGCCCCATGGGTGTTGATGTGTCAATGCTGTCCGTCAGACTACGGAAATTAACACCTTTTTCCCGCAATTCCTCAATAAGCGTGATCAGGTGTTTCATACTTCTGCCCAGTCTGTCCAGCTTCCAGACAACCAGCGTATCTCCTTCTGATAGCGTTCTGAGCAGTTTTTTCAATCCCGGTCTGGCTGATTTCGTTCCGCTGATTTTATCTTCAAAAATCAGTTCACATCCTGCGCACTCCAGCGCGTTACGCTGCAATTCTGTATTCTGGTCATTTGTTGATACGCGGACATAGCCAATAAGCATGATGGATCCCCTGAATAAAAACCGGGGATGATGCCAGTTAGCCGTAATCTCTGCATTTTCTTAAACGTTGGTTTGGGAGAAGCGGCAAAACGGGATGTGGGAACAGGGGAAAATCAGATACCGGATATGGCTTCTTTTGCCAGTGGTGATGGATGGATGAAATTACCCAACGGTAAAATCCTGCAATATGGTCGAGGTGCGGTTACGCCGACATTATCGACGCAAACAATGAGAATTACATTCAGCATCCCTTTTCCTAAAAAAGTGGACTGCGCCATGCTTACTCATTCTGGTGATGGTGGTGCACCTTTAGGTGCTGGACGGGGATTCGTGATGACCGCAGAAGGTCCAACATTAACCGGTTTTAATTCCGCTTACAGAACTGCATCAACCAGTTCCACAGTATCGATGAATTACAGTTGGTGGGCTGTTGGTGAGTAATTTTATTAAGGGTGATTTATATGAACGAATATGTTTATAGCGCAAGGCATAATGCTTTTTTCCCTATGGATATGATTGATAAATATAAATCAGAGGGATGGGATTTATCAGATGCTAAAGAGGTGAATCAAAATATTATCAGTGAATTTATGGCTGAACCGCCACAAGGAAAAATCCGTATTGCCGGAGGTGATGGGCTGCCTGCGTGGGCAGATATTCCTCCACCCACGCATGAAGAACTTATTGAAATTACTGAATCAGAAAGACAGCTACTAATTAACCAGGCCAACGAATACATGAACAGTAAGCAATGGCCCGGCAAAGCCGCTATTGGTCGTCTGAAAGGTGATGAACTGGCGCAATATAATTTGTGGCTGGATTATCTGGACGCACTGGAGCTGATCGATACTTCCGGTGCGCCAGATATTGAATGGCCTACGCCTCCGGCAGTTCAGGCCAGATGACATCCGGCGCGGTGCTGGTATCTGTTGCCGTCACCGCGTCAATGTAATCCAGTACAGCGTTAAGTCTGGTTGTTTCTGCCTGCGTCAGTTTACGTCCGGCCTGCAATTTCAGTTGAATCAGACTGATGGAAGCCATTGCTGCATCAATCAGTGACTGGCGCTGTGCTTCTGCCGCGTCTACTGCGGCACCGTGTTGTGCCTCAGTATCTGTCACCCATTTTTCACCATCCCATTTATCGTATGGCGTTAACGGGGCGATAGTGGTTGTTTTTTCGGGGTAATCACCCGGAGTTGTGATTTCTTTGGCGTCTCCCGTTTCGGTGTTATAGACGATTTCACCGCGATGGTCTGGCACATATTCCCATGAGTTTAAATCTATCGAACGGCAGATAGCATAACCCGCCTTATGTGTGCCAGGGGCATCTAAACAGGAATATGCAGGGATACCGACGCCAACAGCAAGATATTCATTTGAAGTGGAAATATATTCTCGAGTTTCACCATCATAGTTATAGACGGTAATATTCCCTGCTTTGGTGGCGATAATCTCGCTATTTAATATGGCGTTATCCATTATGCAGCCCTCACAATATAGTTAAATGCAATATTCCTTGGTCGAACCCTAAAACCAGCCCCTGCGCCTGCTCCAGTTGGTGGCAATTCGATAGAGGGGTATGCTGTTGCAGGGGAATATAAACCTTCACGGGAATCATAATCAGTCGTCATATAGTTAGACGTATTATCAGAAACAGTTTCTGTCGGTCTGGTAACCAGACGATAAGAGCCAGTGGTTGGTGACCTGACCAGACCAAAACTTTCAACCAGAGTGGCTTTTTGAAAGCTTAATAATCCACGACCACTGTCAGCTCCGCGCCCGTCATCCCAGCCACGAATAAACTCACCACGTAAATCAGGCAATTTATTTGTCGGATAAGCCTTTGCCAGTTCCGGGTATTCTTCAGCAGAAAAAGCTGCACCGTTGCATTTCAGCCAGCCTGTCGGCGGAGTGGCTGAAGGCCATGGAACAGGTACACCAACAGGTAATGCCGAACCTTCTCCCAAACCAAGGTAATCAAGAACTCCCTGAGTGCTGGTTTTACCAAGAATGGCACGTCCAACACTTGTCAACGCGGTTAACGCGGCACGATCTGCCCCTGTAAAATATGGGAGTTTATCTGCTGATGTAGCAAGCTCCGCCAGCGCCGTCAGGGTGGCATCCTTCGGTTGCTTACCCGCAAGCGCGTTAGTCATGGTGGTCGCAAAATTCGGGTCATTGCCCAGCGCCGCAGCCAGTTCGTTCAGCGTGTTCAGTGCATCAGGTGACGAATCTACAAGTGCGGCAATCGCGGCCATAACGAAAGCCGTGCTTGCGATCTGGGTACTATTAGTCCCCTGTGGCGCTGTTGGTGTTGTTGGCGTTCCGGTCAGTGCCGGGCTGTTTAATGGTGCTTTCTTGTTCGTTTCATCCATTACCGCCTTAACAGATTTTGGTGTCGCTGCCAGCGTTTCAGACGTGCTGTTGGTGGCGCTACTGAGCTGAACAATTCCTTTTTGTGTAGTGGTGGCGTTCTGGGCGGTATATTTCCCGTTAGCCAGGTCATATGCAGCCTTAACCGCTTTCGGTGTTGCGGCCAGTGTTTCTGATTCACTGTTAATTGCACTGCTTAACTGAGTAAAACCTTTTACGGTCAGCGAGGCGTCCGGGTGACGTCGTGACTGTTCGTGCTCTGAGATTTTATCATCCACATATTTGCGGGTTGCCAGAACCACAGACGGGTCGATTTTCAGCGTGATGGCTTCGGTGTTCGTGACAACCAGAATCATGCGGATAGTCTGGGTGCGTCCACTGCCTTCCTGCAACTGCGGTTTGTACGTTTCCGGGCAGTTTGCCACCGCAATGAGTACACCTTCATCATCATAAAGACCAATCTCACGGATCCAGAATCCTCCCTCGTTTTCAGGGATGATTTGCTCCGCAATAATCTGGCTCTGATTGTTAGGGTCAACACTCAGAAGATTCAGCGGTGCAATGCGTTTCTGGTTAATCAGTTTTGTTTGTGCAGGGTCTGGTGTTGGTAACACACCATTTGCATCACCAACGGCCATTTGCGTCAGATTCAGCTTACTGCCGAGCATCGTCGCGTTAGCCAGTCGTGCCGCGCCCTGATTAGTCAGAATGGCGTAGTATTTCACTGTCATGCGTTTACTCTCAGATTATCAATTAAATGAATGGCCGGGGCAGGGAAATAATCCCCTTCGACAATAATGGACTCCGGGGTGTAGGGATAAACCGTCAGGGCATCGCCGTGATAGCATCCCGTACCAACGAAAATCTTTCCGTTCACACTCAGGCTGATCGCCAGCCCCGTCAGATGGCGACTTACTGGTTTTGCATCCGCAATAAGGCGCTCAAGTTCCTGATACATTTCATCGGTGATGCCCTGATCAAGTACTCCGACAACAATGCGAAATGTTCCTGGCTCCTCGTTGAGTTGCCACCACTCCTTTACTTCAATCAGGTAGCCGAGAGGCTCCACGGCTCTTCGCAGTGCGCTGATGGTCCCTTTGTGTCGGTGTATCAGCCATGCATCACGAATCACCTGTCGCTTTGTCTCTTCCGGCCAGTTGCGATCCCAGCGGTCAACGGAAAACGCCCAGGCGAGATAAGGCAGCAGATGCACCGG